CAGTGCGTACATATAGGCACCATCATACACATGCCGCCGCTGGCTTCCAAACAAGTCCTTTTGAAGATGCGACAGTAGTGGTTATTGATGCTATTGGTGAATGGGAAACTATCACTATATGGCACGCATACTACGATAACAAAGGTCGTGCGTGTTATGAAAAATTATGGAAACAACGTTATCCACATAGTATTGGATTGTATTACAGTGCAATGACTGCTAGACTTGGATTGCGTCCACTTGATGAAGAATATATCATGATGGGCATGGCTGGTTGGGGACATCCTAAAGGCAAAGACTTAATTGAATCAGAGTTTGTACATGACTTAGCGACACTAAAATTTAAACAAAACTTACATGCAGGTATTGACAAAAACTTCTTAATTAATATGACTGATTATGATATTGCCGCAAGTGCTCAGTATAGTGTTGAACGAATGATAGATAATGTAATGTCAAGAGCAAGAGGCTTCAATAAAAGTAGTAATCTAGTTTACATGGGTGGAGTAGCACTTAACTGTTTATACAATCGCAAACTAGGAAACTTCTTTGACAACATCTGGATTATGCCTAATCCAGGAGACTGTGGAAGCAGTTTAGGTGCCGCGGCACTTGCATATGGTAAAAAGATTAAATGGGATAATCCTTTCTTAGGAACGTACATATGGGGACCTTATCCTATAAAAGAATTAATTGATGAACTACAAACAAATAAAATTGTAGGAGTAGCAAACGGAAGAGCAGAGTTTGGACCAAGAGCGTTAGGCAATAGAAGTTTACTAGCCGATCCACGGGGTCCTGAAATCAAAGACAAAGTTAACGAAATTAAACGTAGACAAAAGTTTAGACCGTTTGCTCCTATGATACTTGAAGAGCATGTACATGAATATTTTGACATGCCAGATAAAACACCTACCTCACCTTATATGCAAGTAGTTGCCAGGTGTAAAAGGCCAGGAGAGTTTCCTGCAATCATACATGTAGATGGAACTAGCAGAGTGCAAACAGTAGGTAAAGGTTGTTATGGTAGTGGCGTACGTCATCTACTAGAAGAATGGTTAGTGCTTACAGGTTGTCCTATGTTGCTTAATACAAGTTTAAATATTAGAGGAGAGCCAATGGTTGATACCAGAGAGGATGCAGACAGATTTGAAAAAGAGTATGGAGTAAAAGTATGCAGTTAGATGAAGAAAACACAAATAAGATTCTGGACAAACTAGAAATTATTCAGTTGCGTTTAGAGAAAATTGAACTTCAACATGAACAGTTGTTAGAAAAGTTTAACAAACATGTAGATTTTATCAATGAAACATATGAAGGTTTACGCAATCCAATTAAAGCGGCTAAAAGATTTCTAGGCACACGAAACTAATGTTTGACATAATCTTTATGAGCTATGAAGAGCCTAATGCTGAAGAGCATTGGCAATCAATCAAAGACAAGTATCCATGGACACAAAGAGTGCATGGTGTTAAAGGTTTAGTCAATGCTCATAGAGAGTGTGCAAAACTTAGTCGTACTGAAATGTATTATCATATTGAAGCAGACAATGAACTAACAGAACAGTTTAATCCTAGTTTCAAACCTAGCAAATACAATAGAGATACAGTACATGTATGGCGAGCTCGTAACAGTGTAAACAATCTAGTTTATGGATATAGTGGAATAAAATTATTTCCAAAAAAGAATGTACTAGCACTTGATCCAGAAAAAGTTGTTGACTTTACAACAAGTGTAAGTGATAAATTTAAAGCAGTACAAATTGTAGGTAGCACGGTTCATTATGATACTGATCCATATAATACCTGGAAGGCCGCATTTAGAGAGTGTGCCAAACTAAGTGCAAGAATTATTGATAGACAAAAAGACAAAGAAACAAGTGAACGTTTGAATACTTGGTGTACTGTTGGCATAGGAGAATATGGTGATTACAGTATAGCAGGTGCAGTTGACGGATGCGATTATGGCAAGTTTGCAACACAAGATGACATGGTTAAAGTTAATGACTGGGAATGGCTGAGGGATAGATTTGAGCAAACAACTAAAGGATAGTATCGTAAGCGACCAGGATATGTTTACTCGTATGAGTTTGTTTACTGGTAATAGTTCATTTGAAGATTTACGCAAAACAGTTGACAATACAGACGCTATACTCAATGACGCATTTAGCGTAGGACAATTAAAAAGCAAACGCTGGCTTATAGATAGTTTAATAGATAGTGGCGGGTATGAACTTGGCACAGTTTTTCTATGTGCAGGTTGGTATGCAACTCTTGCAAGTATGTTATTTGACAGTAATCTATCAATACGTTGTATTAGAAGTTTTGATATTGATCCTAATTGTGCTACTATTGCAGAAACAATTAATAGAACAAAAGTGTTAAATAGTTGGCAGTTCAAAGCAACGACTGCAGATATAATGGACTTGAAGTTTGACAACTACACATATAGTACTCAAAGAAGTAATGGTACTAGTGTAGAACTATGTGAAAGTGCAGATACTATTATAAACACAAGTTGTGAGCATATACCAAATTTTAAAAAATGGTATGATAAAATACCATACGGTAAGTTGGTAATATTACAAAGTAACAACTACTCAGAATTACCCGAGCATGTAAATTCTAGTAACAGTTTAGAAGAGTTTGTAGATAGTGTTCCACTAATAGACACATGGTACAAAGGTGAACTAGAGTTAAGTAAGTATACGAGGTATATGGTAATTGGAATACGATAAACTATCACTGCGTGAACAACAAAAAGAATGTGCTAGAGCTTTAGCAACAATGAGTGCTACTAACAACAATATTCATCAATTCAATAAACAAGCACATCACAATAGCCACAACTGGTACAATGCCGTAATCAATTGGTATGTAGAACAGTATGGTGACCTACCTTCTAAGACTGGCCCTGGACAAAAAGTAAAATTACTCCTGGACAACTAATCAGTGTACAAACTAGATGACATCAAACAAATACACCTTGAGGTGACACAAAAGTGTCAGGCCGCATGTCCTATGTGCGATCGTAATATGAATGGCAAAGGTATTAATCCTCACATTGATCTTAACGAACTAAGTTTAGAAGACTGTGAAAAAATGTTTCCGCCAGAGTTTATTGCACAACTAGACAGTATGTATATGTGTGGTAACTTAGGTGATCCTATTATAGCAACTGACACTTTAAAAATATTTCAGTACTTTCGCAAACACAATAAAGACATGTGGTTGAGTATGAATACCAATGGCGGTGCTCAAGCACCAGCATGGTGGGCCGGACTTGCAAATACATTTAATAAAAAAGGTGCAGTAATCTTTAGTGTAGATGGTTTGAAAGATACTAATCACATTTACAGACAAGGAGTAAATTGGGATATAGTAGAGCGTAATATGAAAGCATTTGTTAGAGGTGGCGGAAGAGCAAGATGGGACTTTCTTATATTTGAACATAACCAACATCAAGTAGAACAAGCAAGAGCTTTCGCTACAGAAATTGGTTGTGAAAAGTTTATCCCTAAAAAGACTGGCAGGTTTGTAACTGCAACTACACAACCCAAAGAAGAGCATGAAGGGAGTAATAGAAAAGGCACTGAGACAGTAGAGCTAAAAAAGCCTGACGATAAATATGTTAATAAAGCCCTTACTACTCAACAAAAATTAATCCAAAAATACGGCGACATGGACAACTATTATGATGCAGTTCCTATCAAGTGTAAGGTTGCTACTTCAGGAAATCTTTTTATAACTGCTGAAGGTTTGGCTATGCCCTGTTGTTGGACTGCTGGACGCATGTACAAGTGGTGGCACAAAGATCCAAAAGTAGAACAAGTTTGGGACTTTATAGATGCACATGGTGGCAAACAAGGACTAAGTGTAATTGAAAATGGACTGCCTGCAGTGTTCGAATCGGGTTTGTTTGATAGCATCGAAGACAGTTGGAATAAACAAAGTTGTGCTGATGGCAAGTTAAAAGTATGTGCTATGAAGTGTGGAATTGAATGGGATCCTTTTACGGAGCAATTTAAGTGATAAACAAAACTGAAGACAAAGATCGATACAACGATATCAGCGAAACATTTTGTGCTTTGCCCTGGCTACATCTAAGTAGTAGACCAGATGGCAAGATGCGTACCTGTTGTACCAGCAATGCAAGTAGTGTACAAGATCCAGATTCAAATGTTAAGATAGGTGGTGGTGAAGTTGGAGTTGTTAAAAACAATGATGGAGTACCTGCTAATTTTAATCATACAAGTTTAGAAGATGCTTGGAATAGTAACTACATGAAAAATGTACGCAAGATGATGTTGCGTGGCGAAAAGCCAGCACCTTGTTTAAAATGTTACAAGGAAGAAGAAGCAGGACATCTAAGCAAACGTAACTGGGAAACCAACTACTGGGGAAACAGATACAACTTACATGACCTAGTAGCAGAAACTGATGTTACAGGAAAGATACCACCTAAGATACGTTACATTGATCTGCGTATGGGCAGTAAGTGTCAACTAGCATGTGTTATGTGTTCACCACATGATAGTACAGGTTGGATAAAAGAATGGAATAAGATTTATCCACAGATTACAAATGAAAAATTAAAAAATACTAGTGCTTGGGATAACAAAGGTCGCAATGATGGTGCAAGTTATAATTGGCACAAAAATAATCCTACGTTTTGGAAAGACTTGTTTGAACAGATTCCTCATATGTATCAGTTATACTTTGCTGGTGGTGAAAGTTTAATAATTGATGAACACTATGACTTACTAGAAGAATGTATTAAATTAGGATACGCAAAGAATATAGAGTTGCGTTATAATAGTAATGCAGTTGAATGGCGTGATGATTTATTTGATTTATGGAGTAACTTTAAACGTGTAAGATTTCATTATAGTGTAGATGCACATGGTAAACACAATGACTACATACGCTATCCAACAGATTGGAAACATCAAGAAGAAGTATTCTGGAAGTTGGACAACACTAGTGACAATGTAGAAGTAACAACTGCTACTACAATAATGGCATTGAACGTTGGTTACATTCCAGAGTTTGTACAATGGAAAGTAGCACAGAACTTTAAAAAGATTAACAAATGGCCTTTAGGAGCAGGAGGTATTAATATGCATTTTGCATATTGGCCACCACAGTTGAATGTTAAAGTATTACCTAATGAAGTTAAGCAAACTATCACAGACAAATACGAACAAGAGTTTATACCATGGATGACAGATAATTGGCAAAGTTTTACTGGAGTAAAAGAAGCAGGACTAACTAAAGAACAATGGCTGAATGCACCCTACGGAGTAAAAAGATTTAGAGGTATTATAAAATTTATGAACGCAGAAGACTGGACTCAACGTTTGCCAGAAACTAGAGAATACTTGAATCTAGTAAACAAACAACGTGGATGGGAAACAAAGTTCCTTGAGGTCTTTCCGTTGTTTAAGGATGTGCTATGATGGAACTTAACATGGATAGATTTTGTGTAGTTCCTTTTGTTCAACTAAACACAAGAGGTAAAGGTGATGCACGAGTATGTTGTAGTATCGATGGACTTAATTATGGAATACCAAAACATCTAACCCTTGACGAAATCAATCCTGACACATACAATGGTAAAGACACAGAAGTATTTAATTTACAAAATGATGATATAAGTGACTTGTGGAACTCAGACTTCATGCGAGACTTTCGTAGGAAGATGTTAGCAGGAGAATATATTCCAAACTGTGAGTTCTGCTATAGAATGGAAAACAGTGGACTTAGTAGTAAGCGTTTAGGTAAGAATAAAATATTCTTAGAACGTACTCTACCTTTCTTACAAGATTATGCAAATGCAAACGGACATGTTGATAAAATGCCACAGTGGTGGGAAATACGTTTAAGTACAAAATGTAATCTTAGTTGTATAATGTGTGCTCCAAGTCTCAGTACAATGATGTACAAAGAATATGCAAAGTGGCGTAAAGAAGGAACGGGAAGTGGATATACAAATGGAGCCTTGGCTATAGCAGAAGACAGTGGCGAAGAGTTTTTAAGCAAAAGCAAGTTCTTTCGTGATCAAGTTACAAGTAATCTGCAACATGTTTTATACATGGAGTTTAGAGGTGGTGAAGTATTTGCGGACAAAGAAAGCATAGACTTTATTGAAGCAGTTAGTCACACAGAGTATGCGGCAGGTATTACATTAGACATCTCAACAAATGCAACTCTAATAAACAAAAGAATAGTTGATATTCTAAACAGATTCAAAGGTGGTAAACTAAGACTTAGCATTGATGCATACAAAGAAGCAGATGAATGGATACGTTATCACACAGACTGGAATGCCGTAATTAAAAGTATGGAAATAATGCATGGCTTACACAAAAGATGGAAGTTCTTAACACAAACCACAGTGCAGTTTTTAAATTGCTTGACCTTAGATGAACTTATAGTATTCTTCAATGATTATATCATGCAACAACAAGACGAAAGATTCTTTTTAGGTTTTACAAGCGTAAGAGGCAAAGATTGGTTGCGACATGAAATGGTTCCTAATAGTATACGCGAGCCAGCAGTACAACGAATAAGAGAACTAAAACAAACACTACCTATATTCAAAACAAATTGGAAAAACAGTAAGCAACTTAACAAAGCAATAGATCAACTTATAAGTGTGTTAAGCGACACTGAGTATACTGAAGAAGCAAAGTTAGAACTAGCACCAAAAGCCAGAGACTTTTTTGAAACGCTGACCAGAGTTCGCAAAAAAGATTACTTTGAAAAGTTTCCACATATAAATCAGAGCATAGCATGACAGAAGTAGATCATACCAAACACACAAGATGTCCTATACCGTGGATGAGTCAAAGTTATAGAGCCAACGGAGACATTAGAGTATGTTGTCAAGCACAACATGGACCCACTGGTGGAATACTTAAATCACCACAAGGTGAAGTATTAAATGCAAGAGACAGTGACCTTAACCAAATACGCAATGCACCATTAGAGAAAGATATTAGAGCTTCAATGATGCGTGGCGAGAAACATGAGGAATGCACACGTTGTTGGACTGAAGAAGACAGTGGCATGACTAGTAGACGTATCATAGAAAACAAACTGTGGACCAAAGGTGGTTGGGATCAACTGCGTGAAGAGGACAAGTATACCTGGGATGAATTGTTAAGTTACACACAAGAAGATGGAACCATAGACACAGATGCTATTGGCAACAACTTCTTTGATGTACGCTTTGGAAACTTGTGTAACCTAAAGTGTAGAATGTGCGGTCCAACTGATAGTAGTATGTGGTATGACGAGCAAGTTAAACTGTGGGGTAATACATACAAAGACAGTCATGGAACAGTAACGCTGGTGCCCAATGCCAAAGGTAAACATGTACCAGAAGTAAATGTATATGATTGGCATGAAAGTGAACACTACTGGGAACAAATGGAATGTATGATTCCTAACATACGCAAGTTATATATTGTAGGCGGTGAACCTTTTATGATTGATCAACACTATGCTTTTCTGCAAAAGTGTGTGGATGGAGGCTATGCCAAAAACATTATTGTAGAGTATAACAGTAACATTACAAACATTCCACAACGTGCTTGGGCAATATGGAAACATTTTAAACGTATTGGTATTGGTGCTAGTATAGATGCTATAGGTGACTTGAATTATTATATTCGCTACCCTAGCCACTTTGACAAAATATTCAGCAATCTAAAAAAACTAAGTGCCGCTGAAGGTAATTTTAGAATGTGGTTAGCAACAACTATTAACATATACAATGTTTGGGTACTGCCTGAAATAATGAAATTTTGGATTGAAAACACAATGCCAAGAGTAAATGATGATGACTTCAAACCTATTATGACTCCACACCCACTGCATGGTCCACAGTTCTTAAACATGAGAGCATTGCCTATTGCAGTCAAAGATCTAATAGCACAAAAGTTTGAAACAGAACTACCATTGATATATGACGTCATTGATGCTAACATTAGAAACAATAGTAGGAACCATCACAGTAAAAGACAGGCAAAACTAATACTAGATACCTACAAAGACTTTATGTATGCCAAAGACTTTTCAGACAAACTATACAAGTTTTGGGAACACACCAACAGACTAGATGCTATACGTGGACACTACTTCAAAGACTACTGTCCAGAAATGTATGAAATGTTGATGGAACATGCACACCCAGACACTTGTAAGGCACCATATTAATGCACTACCTAAAGCCGGAAGAAATAAAATACCTACAAGTAGATCATAACAGTGGTTGTAATTTACGTTGTCCACAGTGTGCAAGAACACATCAAGGAGCAACTATACCTGGTTTGCCAAACTTGGATCTCACTGTGGATCACTACAAAGACTTCATTATACACACCCCTAACTTGAACTTTATTATGTTCTGCGGTAACTATGGCGAAGTGGTTGTAAGCAAGACCTTTTTTGAATGCCTACAATATGTTGTGGAAAACACCCATGCAAAAATAGTAATTGCCACAAACAGTAGTGCCAGAGATGAAAGTTGGTGGAAAGAGCTCGGTCTATTGCTCAAGGGTAGAGGAAAAGTTAACTTTAGCATAGACGGATTAGAAGATACAAATCACTTGTATCGTGTTAACGCAGACTTTGATAAGTGTATGCGTAATGCACAAGCCTTTATAGATGCAGGAGGAGTAGCACGTTGGGACTACTTGGTATTTGCACACAACGAACATCAAGTAGATGATGCAGTTGAACTAGCACGAAGCATGGGCTTCAAAGACTTTGCAGTCAAGCTCACAAACAGATTTGTCAACGATGAACAATATAGGCATAAGAAGGCGGCAAGTGAAAGCAGTACAGTGGTAACAAGAAAGAGCAGTTACACACTAAGCATGGCAAGCGATGCTCGATATACTGCTAGTGGTGTTGACGATAACACTAATATTATCAACAAGTATGGCAGTTGGAACAACTATGTGAATGCAACACCTATTAGTTGCAAATGGCGACCTGGAGGACAGATATTCTTAGACTTTGAAAATAGAGTATGGCCTTGTACTTGGACTGCCAGTGGATACTTGCATCATGGAGACAACACACAAAAAACACAAGCACTACAGTTGTTTGAACGCTATGGAGAAGACTTCAACTGTTTGGACAACAAAAGCCTACCTGAAGTACTAGAACATGATTACTTTGCAGAAGACTTTTGTGCTAGTTGGAATGGCACCATGCAAGACGCAGTTCCCAAGTTGTTTGCTTGTGGTCGTACCTGTGGCACAGACTACAACTTCTCTAGTGCCTATGGTGCTAACAGAAGGATACTAGAACTTGACAAACTGGCGTATTAAAGTATTAGACCTAGAACCCAGCACACAATGCAATGCGGCCTGTCCTATGTGTGCAAGAAGTTTTCAAGGTGTACTCAACAAACGTGTGCCAGTGGCCAATCTAACAGTTGAAGCAATACAAACACTGCGTCCTTATTTGGACAACCTAGAACGACTGAGCATGTGTGGCAACTATGGAGACCCTATACTCAATCCACAGTTAACAGACATCATAGACTACTGTAAGACTGTGAACCCAGACATCAGTACAATAATACACACCAATGGTGGTGCTAGAACTAGTGACTGGTGGCGACGTCTTGCAGGTTACAGCAAACTCAAAGTACGCTTTGGCATAGATGGATTGGCAGACACCAATCATTTGTACAGACGTAAGGTGCGTTGGGATATATTAGAAC